CGGTGGTCGGTAGAGGTATCGTCTGCAGTTACAGTCGGGCAGTTGCTGGATACATATACATCAACACCGTAGATCATACCGATCTTACCAGTCTTGATTGCATCACCAGAACCGATGTACTGCTGCTCAGTGAAACGATTGATACCCAACAAATCGTTGGCAGCAATCGGCGGGATTACCAATGAACGGTTGTCCATCGGAACATCTGCGTTATCCAGAGCAAGAATCATCTTGCGGATACCAGCGTCACTGATGTCAGAACTGTTACCAGTGTTAGTGTTAGCAGAACCATCCCATGCAGTAGTACCGTCACCACCGATGACAGCAGCACTGTATGCAGTACCACCCTGCAGGGCAGCCCACAGGTTTACGAGGTCAGTATCAACCTGCGTAGCCAGTGCATAACCAGCATCATCCGTGTAGAAACGACGGAGGCTCTGGAGTGCCTGTACTTCTACGATGTCTTCAATCAGAACTGAATATTCGTAGTGCTTGTTGATAGATACCTGTACTTCACCGTGAGTGGCAGTATTCAGGATAACCTGAGTAGATGCCTGCTTTGCATTTGCAGAGCCACGGGTCGGTGCCGGGATGTGAACGGTATCACCTTTCTTGCCCTTGTGGGACATCTTAGTAACAAGATTTGCAACAACAAGATTCTTCTTGTAACCTGCAATTACTTCATCACTCCACAGTTCAGGAATAAAATTCGCTGCAGTGGTAGTGGTATTATGGTTGGAACCAAGTGCCATTTTAATACTCCTTTACGAGGCGGAGCCGTAGCCCCACTAAGTTTACTTGACCCGGCCTTCGGCATAAGCTGCGTAGATTTCATCTGCCAAAGCATCATACCTAGCTGGGTCTGTCTGTTTCAATCTAATTAGGTCGGCCCTACGATAAATCTTCTTGCCGGCCTTGGCTTCACCTGAAGAACGACTTTCAGACTTAGCACCCTTGAGTGCAGCCTTACGGCCAGCTTCCTGTTCAGCCTCAGCTTCCTTTGTCTTGTTGATCAACTTGCGTTCTTTCCAAGTAGACAACAATTCATTGGCAGCATCAAAGTCATAGTTGTCTGCAGCTTGAAATAACTGCATACGAACCTTTGACCCCTTAACCCAATCCTGAAAACCTCCATCCTGCACAATGTCCTGAAAATCAGGGTGTGTTGCTTGAAGCTTTTGCATCGCAGTTTGGGCATACATTGCCGCTGCTTGCTGTTCAACTGCCTTCATCCGAGGATCGTTCTTCAGTAGTTTCTCAACTGCTGCCTTCGGATCTTCGTAGAAGTCAACTTCTTCTTCAGGCTCGGGCTGTCGTTGATTTACCTGTGATTGTAGAAACTGATCTGCAAGTTTACGAAGTTCACCTACTTCCTGACCCTTACGGCCCAGTTCTTTTTCTAGGTTTGAGTAAGCCTCAATAATTTCTTTCTGACTTTTGCCCCGAAACTTTTCGGGAAGTTCATATTCTACTTCAGCTTCCTGCGTTACTTCTTCAGCAACACCTTCGTCAAACGCTTCAACACTACCTTCTACTTCAGGATCAACAATATTTACCATAGTATCCTCCGTCCTTATGGATTGTGGAGTAAAAAATTAATGGACTCAGTTAGAGTTATCCATTACCTCACGAGTAGAATCCTCCAGATTAAGAATCATTTGGATCATACCCAATTGACCTTTAACAAAATAAAGGTCTTTCTCATTTTCAATAGACCGAACATCATTCAGGTTTAAGGACAGAGTTTCTAATTCACCGATTAGGTCTGCCCAACCGTCCTGTTCAAATAGTCTAAGCCTATCGTTAAAGAAATCATTATCGTTCTTCACGATTATACACCACCCTTACGTGCATTAGCAAGATTCAATATAGCCTTACTCTGAATCAACTCCATTTCTGGAATATTACGCATGGTTTCACTACGTGTATTTTCAATATCAACCGCTTGCTTCTGCATATCCAGCATCTTCTTCTGCATATCCATTAGCTTTTCTTGTGCTTTTATATCCGATGGCATCTTCTCTGCAGCCTCGGCCATGTACTTCTGAGCCTTGGCCTGCGTTTCTTGTACATCGGCCTGTGCTTTTGCCATCTGAAGCTGCATTACCATTTGTTGAATTTGCTGTGCTTGTGGATCTGCAGGCTGCATGAGCATCTGGATCAGTTCATCACGGTTATTTACGCTACTAGATTCCAGTACACCAACTACCAGTGCTTGATGTGCAGGACTGTCTGGCGGAATTACAGACAACAACTGGATCATTTGAGTCATTTCCAGTTCCTTGGCCATGATACCCATCGTGCTGTATGGCAGGAACTTGTAATCCATGAGCGGATAACGCTGCGGATCAAACTGAATCTTACGGTTAATAACTTTATTCAGCATCGGAATAAGGAAGTTATTTTGGAAGTTCATCAGTGTACGCTTCTGACGCTTAATACTGGCAGCCTGAATCATGGACATACCACTGGCAGTACCATTACGAGGTTGTGCTGCAGTACTGGTGGCCGTATCAAAGGCACCCGTTGCCATTGACAGCATACGTTCTAGTTCAGCGGACTCTTGGAAGGTATGTGCCTGTAGCTGACCGAAGTTCATTGGACGTAGAACCGTGGCAGGATCACCATTAGTGAGGATGGTCTTGCCCGGACGGACTTCCAGCTTCGCACCACGGGGAATACGGGTGGCATCAATACCCATCATTGGGTGAGTGGTCAGTGCCAGTGCATCAATACGGCTACGGAGTTCGGCATCCAGTGCCTTCTGCATGTTGTAACCCTTCTCAGCCACACCACGGCCCCAGAACTTACCCGGTACACGGTCGTGTTGATAATAAATGAAGGGACGGTCTTTCATCATGAACGGGTTTTCAACGACACGGAGTACCTGTGAGTCGTTCACGATGGTCACCACTGCTTCTACAAGGTCGTCCTCTTCATAATCAAACTCATCATAGGCTGCATTCTTACCGATGAACTTCTTCGGGATCAGGCCCCAGTACTCGGTCAGCTTAACTTGGTCGTCATCTTCTATAGTAGATTCATAATCATAGTCAGAATCAACATCATTGTAGCTGCCGATAGGAACATCATCATAGATTCCATCTTTAATCCCCCGAATAACAGAGTACATTGGCTTCATCATCTCTGTAGCTACACCGAGGGCCTCATCAATGTGAGTTGCTACGGGGTCAATGAGGAAATCTTGGGGTGCAACGGGTTCAACCTTTACACAAATGTAGGGAATCTCTTGAACCAAACGCTGAGTGGTCAGTGTTCCGGGGATTGGAGTCTCTACTGGGTAGCGTTCCGTCTTTTCTTCTACGAGAATCTTACCTACACCGGTACCATAGATGGCACCATTGAGGAAAATCTCTGCAATTGCTTCCTTGATACCTTCTTTTTCTAAATCTTCCTTCAGAAGTTTACGCAGATAGGAGACATCACCCGGGGTTTGGTCAAGGAAATCGTCACGGATGTCAAACCACTGCTCAGATCCGAAGGTTGCTTCCTCTAATTCCGCTACAGTGGCTTCAATTGCCTGCTGAAGTGCCGGTGAAATTAGCTTTGAATTCTCAGATTCACGGGTTTTATCACCTGCATCATACACTCCACGCCATAACCGGTAATATTCGTCCCATTTTTCTTGATAGTTAGTGTCCCGATGGGTTCTCCACTGTTCTACACGGTCCATTACCCATGTTGCAAGGGCATTATATGAGATAAAATCAGTATCCTGCGTAGGCATCTAGTGGCTCCCAGTCATCTATTTCGATGTCATTAATGAAATCTGCAGTGGATACCTGATCAATGTAGGCCAGTGCATCCAGTAGATCATCATGTGAACGGCTATTTGGGAAGTCCATCATTTGATTAATGAAGTCACGATTCCAAAAGCCATAATTAAACTGTATTTTACCATGTTCCAGCCTTCCTTGTAAGGCCCATGTAATACGGTCAGTCTTCTTACGGCCACCGTGGGTGACATCGTTTATGACAATCCACCGTCCACTGGCCCTCATTAGATCCGAAAGGTATGGCATAAGTGCGTTCTTGAGGCTACCCGCTTCAATACCAACATTTGTAACCTCATGCTCAACTGCTGTATCCAGAATTCTTTCTGCTGTCTCTTTGATGTTCCATCGTCCATGCTGAATCTCCTTGACCCACCACTTATCTTCATAGATCTTCACAAGTGCAATTGCAGTTTCATCCAGTTTACTTCCCTTAATTCCTCTTTCCTTCATCACGGATTCAAACCCTGCCGGGTCTACGGCAATTACATACCTTCCCTCATCCGGTTCTTCCTCGTTTACTTGGAACCATTCTTCTTTAAAGATACCACCATTGAAGGATTCAAAGCTGGCTTCAAACTCCTGACGGAAGTCTGTAGAGTTATAACTAAACTGTTCCCACTCCGGGTAATCCTCTTTCCCTGCCTGCAGCCACAGGTCGTAGAAGTGATTCTTACCATCCGGTGTACCGATAAATAATGCTGAACCCTTAACATCCGCCAGCGTTGGACGGAGAATTAACTCCCATACACTGGGT